AGTTGCAAGAAATCATTGACCGTTGTTGGCGCATCTATCCCAACATGGGGGCGGTGTATCGAGCAACGGAGAAGCGCTGGCAATTTCCGAGCGGTGCAACGATTGACTTAGGTCATATGCAGCACGAGGATGATAAATACAATTATCAAGGTAAGGAATACCACCGAATCGGCGTTGATGAGTTAACGCAATTTAGTGAGACGCAGTACACGTATCTGTTCAGCCGATTGCGAACGACTGACCCCGAGATCAATCCGCAGATTCTCAGCACAACGAATCCTGGCGGTATTGGTCACTATTGGGTTAAAGATCGGTTTGTCACAATCACCGATCACGGTAAGACGCACTACGACCCCAGAACGGGGTTATCGCGTGTTTTCATTCCGGCCAAGATTGAAGATAACCCGACATTATTTCTGAATGATCCGGGGTATCTTGCAAGACTTGAATCGCTTCCCGATGTTGAGCGCATGCGCTTACGTCATGGGATATGGGATGCGTTCGAAGGGCAGATATTTACAGAGCTGTCACAGCGTTTACATGGCTGTGAAGACTTCGACATACCGCCGGAGTGGGAGCGCTACTGCGTATTTGATTGGGGCTACGCCAAGCCTTTCTCGGTTGGCTGGTATGCAATGGATTACGACGGCGTGTTATATCGTTACCGTGAGTGGTATGGCTGTAAACGTGAAATGTTCAACGATATTCAAGGTGCTGATGTTGGACTTAAGATGCAAGCGTGGGAAGTCGCGAAAGGAATTTTAGATCGCGAGAATGGCGAAAAGATTCGTATGCGGGTTGCCGATCCGTCGATATGGCATCCACGCTCGCAGAGTCGGCAGGGCGAAGCATTAGGAATCACCATTCATGACGACATGGTGAGTCAGGGCCTTTATTTTATGAAGGCCGACAATGACCGCGTGCATGGAAAGATGCAAGTGCATAAGCGGATGAAGACGGAAGAAGATGTTGATACCGACACGGGCGAGGTTATCGGTGAGCATGTCATGCTGAAGGTGTTCAATTCGTGCAAAGGGTTTTGGCGCACAATGCCATCCTTACGAGAAGACCCTAAGAACCCTGACGATGTTGATACAGATCAAGAAGACCACATATACGACGACTTTCGTTATATGTGTATGGCACGGCCTGTAAAGCCTAAGAAAACAGAGCGAATACCGGTGGGTAGCTTTATGCATGAACGAAACAAATTGATCCGCGCCAAGAAATACGCCACACGTCATGGCGTCAATGTCGATGTCGCATACGGGCGTATTCGATGAAAGAAGACTTGCAGAAAACTTGGGAAGGTCGTATCTCTCGTGCAAAGAAAAAGCGCGAGGAATGGTCTAAGCAGTTTCAGGTTGAAAAAGGGTGGGATTATTTTGAAGGACGCGTTAACCCTGGTTTCCCTGCCGATGAGTGGATCAACGTCAACAAGATTTACTCACACCTTCAGGCGCAACTCCCCCTGCTCTATTCGATTGATCCTTACTTTTATGTGAAGCTTAAAAAGTCGTATCAGATCGATCCGGCGAAGATCAAAGAATATGAATTGAAGGGCCATATTCGGCAAGCGATGTTGAATTACTTGAAAGGTGAATTACTTCTCAAGGAAAAGGCGCGCATGGGTATTTTGGATGCTCACTTTGAGTATGGCGTTCTGAAAGTGCGCTATACGGCAGAGCAGAAAGAACACGAGAGCGCAGGCGAGCCGATGATGTCAGATGCGGGCGTTGAATTAAAAGACGACAACGGCCAACCGTTGGTTTATCCCGATACCATACCTGTCAATGAGCGGTACGAAATATGCTGGATCAACGCCTGCGACTTTCTATTTGATGAAGACGCCGGTCCTTTGCAAGATTCTTGGAAATGGGTAGGTCAAAAAATCCAGATGACGAAACAAGAAGCGCTAGATGATCCGCGCTTTAGCACGAAAGCCGTCAAGGGAATGAAGGCCAAAAATAAAAACGGAGACGGTGAGAGCAAAACCGGCATTACTTCTTGGTTTGTTGAGAAGGTAATGGCCAAACCTGAAGACGAATTAGTTGATGTGTGGGAGATTTACGACCTACAGCGCGGCGAATGGTTGTTTGTGGGTGAAGATGCGGTCGATTTACTGAAAGAACCGAGCGCTACACCGGAAGGCGTAGAGGATCACCCTTATTCCATACTGATGTTTAGCCCCCGCAAGCAATCTGTATACCCGATTCCGCCTGTTTTTAACGCTTTAGACCCGCAAAAAGAATTCAGTCTCTCGCGTTCGCGCTTAATGACGCATCGCAAGCGCTTTAACCGCAAATATGAGGTCAACGTGAACATGTTGGCCGACGAAAGCGAGCTTTCTAAGCTCGAAAGTGGTGATGATGGCGCGATTATTCGCGTGCAAGCGCTTGGCGCGGTGAATCCGATTAAGGATGCGCCACTTGACCAGCAAAACTTGCAAGAATTGGCGTTGCTCAACAACGATATGGTCGAAATCTTTGGTACACCGAACAACGCGCGCGGCGTAGCGGATGCCGATAGCGCAACAGAGGCGTCGATTCTTGATAAGCGCTTAGAAATTCGCGAAGGCGACCGCACCGGCATGGTTAAAGACTGGATTATCGATGCCATGCGTAAATTGGACATGCTGGTGCAGTGTCATATCGACCGAGATACTGCAATTAAGGTGGTAGGCCCGCAGGGGGAGTTCTGGCAACTCGTAAAAGAGAATGATTACGAGAAAATCGAGGGCGAATACGAATACAGCGTGAATGTGGGCGCTTCGCAACCAAGAATTCCGCAGTTAGAGCGTGCGCAGTGGATCGCCTTTATGTCGCAAGTCATTGTGCCCTTCCCGCACATCCTTACATCACCTGCCATCATGAAACGCATGGCGGAAATGTTCGGCATTGAAGACGAAGCCGCGATTGAAGAATTCCGGCAGCTTGGCGTGAAAATTATGTCGGGACAGATGCCTATGCCAGGTGGCGGCGGCGGTGGTGGTGCGACTGACAATCCCATTGCGGCGGTATTAGGTGGCGCACTTGGGCAGCAAGGCGGCAATAACAATGGCGGCGGTTCTCCGATGGCAAACCAATGATATACGCCTATGAGTGCGAAGAATGCGGCGCGGTCAAAGACGAAATCCGCAAAGTCGAAGATCGCAACAAATGCCCGAAGTGTGATCTATGCAAAATCAGTATGAAAAAGCTCATTGGCGGCCATAGCGTGGTAGGCGATATGGAGCCGTACTATGATGAGAATTTACAGATAGGAATTAAGTCTCGAAAGCACCGCGAACGCGTCATGCGTGAGCAGGGCGTTAGCGAGAAGATAGGTAAGGGCTGGTATTAATGAAAGTTTGCGACAAGCACAAAAACCGTGAAGCCTTGGATACGTTCCATATGGAACAAGAGGACACGTTTATTGATGTATGTGGGGAATGTAAGCGCTTAGTGCTGGAATTCCTTTCCACTGATATTGAAGAGCTTCCCAAGAAGGGGTTGCTTTCGAAAGTATTCGGTAAAACCGACTAGCGTCACTTTGTGGCGTTTTATTTTTTGGAGATATGACACATGACAGATACCGCAGTGAATGGCGGACAAGTAGGCGCGGATTCCACTGGAACAACCGCAACTGCACCCGTCCAGAACGCAGGTGGTTCTGTAGGCCAAGCTCAGACAACCGGAAACGGACCTGGCGCAACCGAAGAATCGTTTTTCGATCCCTCATCTATCGCGGGGAAACCCGAGCTAGAGCAGGCTTATAAACAAATGCAAAGCGCATGGACTAAATCCATGCAGGCAACAAAGGCGCATCAATCGAAGATTGACGCTTATACGCAGTTCGAGCAAGACCCAATGGGGACGCTTAAGCGTGTTGCCGCTCAAATGGGCGTTTCGATTGTTCCGCAAGATCAGAAGCAACCCGAAGACTGGAACCCCACAAGTTGGGATGACGTACTAGCTCGTGCTCGCGATGAAGTTCGCAAAGAGTTCGCGCCCGTCGTCAACGAAGTCAAGGCGCTGAAAAAACAGAACATCGAAGCACAGCTTGATTCCAACCATCCAGATTGGCGATTATACGAAGGCAAAATGATGGAGACACTGAAGAATCACCCCTCTTTAGTAAACGATCCAGCAACGCTTTACCGTATGTCTGTCCCGCCGGAAGTATTGGAGCAACGAGCCATTAAGCAAGCGATGCAGAAGTTGAAAGCCACTAGCGAAAACGCGCAGGTGTCGGGTTCGACGAACGTCAAACAAGTTTCAAACGAACCTTCCATCACACCAGGACCGAACGCATTCCAGCAAGCCATCGATGCAGCACGTAAGAAGCTGGCGGCGGCAGGAATTCGCAGGTCCGCTTAGAGGATTTAAATTATGGCTACAGTAGGCGATACCGGCGCACCTAGTACAGATACCCTGTATTACGATTCGCTATTAACCACGACTCTCTCCGGCTATGTAAAAAGCGGCGCGATGTTCGATCAAGTCTTTAAAGACTCCGCATTTTTGGCGCTGATGCGCATTAAGGATGCGGTCAAAAAGCAAAACGGCGGTGAGCGAATTCGCGCACCATTGATGTACGATGATAACGGCACGGTTGACGCAAAGACCGGTTATGGAATCATCGATACAACCCCGCAAGAAGGCATGACGACCGCGTTTTACGACTGGCGTGAATTGGCCGGTAGTATCACGATCAGCCGCAAAGAAGAGCGCCAGAATTCTGGTGAGTCTGCGATTTTGGAATTGCTGGACCAAAAGCGCATTCAAGCTGAAATGACAATGCGTGAGACGCTGAACCGGCAGATTGTGCAGGGCGCAGTATCAAGCTCGGCATTCGTTCCGACAACCAATTCAGCGGATAGCAATGCATTAGGACTTAATCCTTTGGGTTATTTCTTGCGCAAAGACAACACTGCTAATCCGGGAACTGGCGGAAACGTCGGCAATATCTCTGCGTCAGCAAATGCATGGTGGAGGCATCACACTGCCACGGTCGCATCGGGTTCAACAGATACCGGGAACGACTACGCATTAAACGTAAGCACTTATAAGGGCTTTGTAGTGGCTTTGAAGCGTATGTATAACTTCTGTTCACGTGGGTCTGGCGGCGGGCCAAACATCGTGTTATTCGATCAGGGATCATTTGAAACCTACGAAAACGCCCTTGACGACAAAGTGCGTTATACCGATACGAAAATGGCAGACATGGGCTTTGATACGATCAAGCTCAAAGGTGCAACATGTATTTGGGATGAACAAGTTCCAGATATTTATACGGGTACAACCGCTATCACTAAGGGCACTGCATTCTTCATCAACACCAATTTTTACAAGCTGATTATCGACTCGGAGACCGACATCGTCGTGACGCCGTTCGTAGAGCCTGAAAACCAGACTGTGAAAACCGCAAAGATTCTGTTTATGGGTAACACCGTATGCACGAACCTTCGCAAACTCGGCGTCGTTTATGGCGCTTCCACTTCCATCGTTTCCTAACCTGTAACAAAACGGGAGAGTGGGTAGGGCCTCTCTGTCAGTCACAACACACAGAGGTATTTCATTATGTTGTTTGCACGAGTAAGCCGGTCTAACCCGGAGAAAATTTTCATCGTGGCGTATCAGTCGTATGCGACAGCGTCACTCACTAACGGTCAAGCGGTTATTTGGGACTATGCCACTGACGCTAATGGCGTTGGCGTGACAAAGCCCACTGACGGCACGGGCCGTGCTAGTCACTACGGCGCAGCCTTCGCAGGTATCGCCGCAGAGACCATTGCGGCAGGCGATTACGGCTTGTTGCAGGTCTATGGCTATCACAGCGCAGTACGCGTGCGTACGCATACGGGCGGCAATCCTGCGATTGCTACCGGTACGGCATTAACCTGCTTGGATGCGATCTTTGGTCTTGCTTCCTTCCCTCCGAACGATGGCGGTGCGACTTCAACTATCACGCTGTCTAACGCTCACTGGGTTGGCTTTGCACTGGCGGCGCAAGCATCATGGACGACAAAGGCAATTGCCTGCTTTATTAAAGGGCTATAAGTCCTAACCGCTGCGCGTAGGGGCGCAGCATTG